ATAAAATAAATGTCAGACTTTCGCACCGTACTCATTGAAGATTCGCGCATAGCCGATATTACAGATAAGGAAGTTTTTGGAGTCCAGAGTGGAGCCTCTCAATCGACCTTCCAACAATTTCAAGCCGTATCTGCCTCCAACAGCAGTCTTGTTTTCAACGTCCAAATTCCGTCAGAAAATATTGTCATCGACAGACATCTGCTGCTACAGACTACCCTCAACTTTACAGTACAGATTAATGGGACTACGCAAGGTGCGGCAGGTGTCCCAGCTGGACAACAGGCTTTCCAGTATGGTCTCACCGACAGTCTTCAGGCATTCCCACTTAACAGTCTCTTTACGACAGTCCAGTCAACAATTAACAACGTGTCAGTATCCAGCAATTTGCAGGATATTTTACCTATGATTACTCGCATGAATGATAACCGTATGCTGAGCAGTTACAACAGTCTTACGCCGTCTTACGTGGACAACCAGTGGGGCGTTTATAGCAATGCCGTCCTAACTAACTCCAATCCTTTAGCAGCATATAACAACAATGGCTATGATGAGGACTTCGAACCCAGAGGTGCTTATCCACTTGAATCGATTGCCATTTCGCACTTTAATGCAGTTACCAATACAACTGACGACTCGATAATTTCTGCGGGAACAGCCGACACGTGGACTATTTCCATCGTAGTTCAACTTACTGAACCCTTTTTGGCTCTGTCTCCATTTATCAACTGCAGACCTAATCAGGAGGCTGGTCTCCTTGGAGTCAATAACATGTCTTTTGTCCTCAACGTAGATAATGGATGTAAGCGTCTTTTCTCAACTGCCAATTCTCAAGTAAACGGTGCTGGAAATGGTCTCTCCAGTTTTATCACCAGTATTACACTTGGAACATCCACTCAACCCAATGCATTCCAGAACACCAGACTTTTATTCAATTTCTTGAGTCTCCAGCCTGAGCAATACTCGAAATTGAGCACTAAGAATGTTGTTCCTTACCTCGATTATCCTCGTTATCTGAGCATTTCAAATAACAATACGCCCATCCCAGCATATAATCCTGCTGCACCTGCTTCTGTTACTCTAACATCGCAGTCCATTCAACTGAACCAAATCCCCGACCTTATTCTGATATCCGTCAGAGTACCAATGTCTGCTCAGAACTGGGCTTATACATCATCTTTCTTAACAATAAACTCTATTAGCATCAACTTTAATAATGCTTCTGGTTTGCTTTCAACTGCGACTCAGCAAGATTTATACAACATGTCCTTTAGAAACGGATCTCAGCAATCATTTTATGAATTTCAAGGCGTGGCAGGTATCAATAACAACGCAAATGGTACTCAAACGACGGTCCCAACTATTGGCAGTCTTTTGGTCCTCAATCCTTCGCTTGACTTTAGTCTGCCATCTTATCTATCGGCATCTTCGCTTGGTCAATATCAATTCCAGTTTAACATTAATGTTACTAACCAATTTCCCTTTGCTATTACACCTGAAATCGTCACGATTACTATGAACAGCGGTCTTTTTGCTCTGCAACAGGGTACAGCCCAAATTTTTACTGGTATCTTGACCAAACAGCAGGTACTCCAGACTAAGGAACAGAACCCCGTAGCACATTTAGAGAGTTCTGAATATCAGAGACTTGTTGGAGGCAAGGCCTCTAATTTAGGAATGGCGAACATTCTTAAGATGGTTCAAGAGCGCCCATTTATTAAGCAACTTAAGAGCATGGTCGGAGGTGTCTCGTCAGGTGGAGTCATGAGCGGTGGAGTCATGAGCGGTGGCAAGAGAGCCTCGAAACTGGATAAATATCTGTCATAAATTGCATATTTGAAATAAAAAAATATATATTTGTAGTATAAAAAAGATGCAAGAATATAACAACGGAATTTCTTCAACTTTAATGAGAAATGTGTATAAGGGAATCCTTAACGGTCAGCCTCAGCCGAATATGCTTGGCGGCAAACGCGCGCGCCTTCATCCAAAGGCTGGGCTGACTCAATATGATTATCCAAGTACTTTAGCAGTTGGGTCGCGTGCAATTCATCAGCCAAATTTGCTGGGTGCAGGATTTTGGCAGGACTTTGGTAAGGGATTTAAACAGGGCTTAGTAGGTACAGCCCAGGTAGCCGCTCCAATCGCTGGAGAACTGGCCAAGGAGGCTGCTTTAAGTTATATTCGGGGAGGCAAACGACGAGGCGGGAAATATTCAATCGGGAAATTTATGCATGACACGAAAGATGTGCTCGAACCATTTGCTCACCAAGTCGTTCCAGTAGCCACCAACGTAGCCTCGAGCGTGGCAAAAGACGCAATAAAATCTTATTTGGCTGGTGGGGCTATGCTATCCAACCGCCCTGGCGAGTTTCATAATACAACTTATCCTCAGGCATTGCAATCTTATCACCCAGACGAATCCCATCTTTATGCAGGTGCTCGAAAACGAAAATCTAAAGTGAGGGCTGGTGCGCAGTATAATTCAGATAGCGATTCAGACGATGGTACAATGGTTGGCGGTGACTTAAAGCATTACTGGGCTCAGGTTAAACAATTAGCTGCATCGCAGGGTATTACGTCGGCAGCAGCCAGAAAGTTAATCAAGGCGAATAAATCATTGTATACGTCTGAGGCTCCCAAAAAGCGTGGACCGAGAAAGGCAGCAGCTGCACCAAAGCGTGCACGTAAAACAAAGCTTGAAGCGGCTGCGGAAAAATTAGCCAAGCAGTATAGAGAGGAAAGTGAGCCCGGATATGAAATGGAAGCAATTGACACCGTACCAAGAAAAGGCGTACGAAAGGCATTGTCGAAAGAAGCAATTTCCGATTATTTGAAGCTTAAAAAGGCGCCAAAACTAAAGAGGGCATCAAAAGCAGCCCCAGAGTTCGGTGTAGCGGGTGGGGTAATGAGTGGCGGAAATTGGCTCGATGACGTAGTTAAGGTGTCAAAGGCGGCTGCGCCCTACGTGGTTCCTCTCATGATGGCAGCAGGCAGAAAGCCAAAAAGAATGTCTCTACCTCAATCAGGGCGTAAACGTGAAGTCGCCCGCGGGGACATCGTCGCAGCAGTAATGAGGCAACAGGGAATAAGCCTCCCAGCAGCAAGTCAATACGTCAAGGCCAACGGGCTTTATTAATAACCTCGATTAAAAATAATATATTGTCATAAATAAAATGCCGTTATTAGCAACATATGGAGACCTTGGTGGAAACCCTGACAGTATATTTAGCGCGTCGAAACGCGTTGCATCGTATTCTTTAGACAATATTGCACCCGCAGGAAGTGCCGAGCGAGAATTTATAAATGCGCAGAAATCATCTGGAAATTATTCGCTAAAATTTCTCGAATTTCAAAATATGATATCCGAACTATACCAAAACATAGAGTTAGTACTTGAGTTGCCAAGACCAAGAACTCCAACTGAAGATTTCAATTACTTACAACAAATAAAGTTTTTGGGTAGTGCTCTAAACAGAGCAGTCTTATTTTTTAGATCATATATTAGTTCAAATATAGCAGATTTATCAAAGCAAGATGTATTAAAATTGAACGAAATCATAGTAAAAATAAAAGACTATCTCGCATATTTAACAAATAAGGAAATTGAATATAACAGGTCGTTGGCTCCAGTTCCACCTGGTATGCCGTCATATGGTGCCAACACTTGGCAGATTTTATTCGATTCTCTTAATGAATTTATAAGGCAGATTGAAATCGCTCTGTTTAGTTACAATCAAAATGACAACGCTAATCGTACACTGCAAGGTGCAGGCCGCAATTTCTACGGCAAGAAAATAAACAATACTCGTGACATTCCGACGGTATATTCGCGCAGCATCAAAAACTGCCCGACAAAATATTTATTATAAAATATAAAATAAGAATATATAGCAATGCATGATTTATTTGAAGCGCGCAGCATAAAGGACTATAGCGCGGCTATACGCAAAATTTTCAATTTGATGACTATTTCGAGAACATACAAGGTCGTAGGGTCGGCCTCGTTTAAGCATGCTAAATATGTGTCCGATTATGACCTCAACGACTATTTTAATTCGAGCGACAAGCATACCATTTTGCACTCAATATATTTATTTTTTAAAAAGAAATTTGCAGAGGCCGAGCAAAACCCCGACATATACATATCAGATTTCAAGTGCGGGATGGACTCCGACGGCAAAGCTTTGCGGTGGGATAAAGGCGACATAAAGGCGGGCTTCAAGACCATGAAGGACGGGCGAAAAATTGCGTTCCAGGATTGCATATTAATGAAGACGACTATGAAGCTGGACGTCATTGCGTTGATCGACGGCATATTCACCGAGTTCTCGGACAATTATTTTATTAAGATCGGGGACGATGCCAACTTTTTCAAAGAGGACGCGGCCAAGCAGAGCATTCTCAACAGCATAAAGCACGACTTTGACGAGTACTATTATGCCTCCCACAATTATATGAAGGGACTGAAAAGATGCTTTGCCTATTATAACATCGAGGGCAAAAACAAGCAAAAAATGACGACGCTGTTCAATTTCTTCAACTCGGTCACTGGTCTTATTTATAAGCAGCGGTCTGAAATAAATACCATTATCGCATTGCTGGAGCAGGAGTTCAGGACTCCGAAGTTGGCTGACATAAAGCGGAACGTTGGACTGATCGCGCAGAAATGTGAATTTATAAAGGACGCGGCTTTAGAGAAATCTTTAATGGCTGCATATAACA